GCATCCCGGCGCGACTGGCTGGTCATCTGGCGGTGGCGGCATTGGGCCGGGCGGCGGTCATGTTGCAGCGGCGTGTGGATGGGATGAACAACAATGGCTAAGGTTACGGCAAGACAGGCGGGTGCAGGAGGCCTTGCAGCGGCTGTGGTCGCCGCCGCATTGTCCGCAGCGGCGCCGTATGGCGAGACAATGATTAACAAATGGGAGAACGGCGGGCGCGGGCCTATTCTCGTGCCCTATCGTGATTTGGTAAACGTGATGACGGTGTGCTCGGGGGCCACTCATGTGGAAATGCGAGTTTATACGCGCGAAGAGTGCGAAAAAATAGACAAAGCAGTTTACTATGAATTTGGTTACGCGGTTTTGGGTTGCACGCCAGAAATTCATGACAAGCCAAAAGTTTTGGCGTCGGCCATTGTTCTGGCTGTCAACATTGGCAAGTCCGGGTATTGCCGTTCTACAGCGGCGAGGCGCTTCAAGGCAGGCAACATTGCCGCTGGATGCGACGCATATCTTTTGTGGAATCGCGCCACATTCCGCGCGCCGCAGCCCGGCAAGCAATGTATCCAAAGGCCTAACGGGCTTTGGTCGTGCGTCGTCAAAGGATTAGAGAACCGCCGCAGAGACGAAAGAGGGCTGTGCCTAAGCGGCGCTGCTAATCGTTAAACGTGTTTCCAAGTTTGCCTGCGGATAATGCAGCCTATGGCGCCTGCTGAAACATTGTATTCCCGTGCCAAATCCGCGTAGGAAGCCCCGCGTTCTCTGGCTTTTCGGATGTTAATTACCTGCTCATCGTTGAGCTTGGCCAGATAATGCCGGTCGCCATTGGCAACCGTGCCGTGGGCAATTCGGTCGGCGCTGTTCTCTTCTGGCGTCGCCCAGCGAAGATGATCGGGGTTTAGGCAAAGCCGATTGCCGCAAGAGTGCGCAGCTTGAAACCGCTTTTGGCCGGGCGCCCCGTGATACATTTCGCAAACCAGATTATGGACGCGGCGCGGGCGCCCGTTTTCGTTTATGGTGCCGTATCCCATGCTTTTTCCCAATGGCCAAAGAATGCAATCATTGGTTGGCACCAAAGACAAAAGCTTGCGCAGAGTTGTTTTAGGCGCCCCAAACATGGTGCCGCCGGATGTTTCGCTCCCGTATCTCCACTTACGCAGATAATGTGCGTTGCACAGGCCTAGCTTGACAGACGGATTGCCGCAATCCTCAACAGCGCATATAGGTTTCTCAGCCATTATCGCTCCTTACAGCGTTGGTGGTCAGGGCCGAGTTTGAGCGTTGGCGCGCTCGCTCGGCCCGCTTTTCATAGCATTTATTGCACGCCGTAAAAAGCTTCTTTGTCAAAAAGAGCGGCGTTTACTTGGAGGCGCATGATGCTGACCCGCAACAACCTGATCCGCGTGCGCGACAATGTGTTCATCACGCTTGGCGCGGTGGTGCTGCGGCAGGCGCTGCTCATCATGGGCGGGATGCTGCTGCCGGCGGCGTCCATGCACGGCGTTCGCGAGCTGGTGGCCGTGTCGCTGCTCGTGCTGGCCGTGGTGGGCTATGGGCTGTGGCGGTCATACAGGGCCAAGCTGCTTGAGCTGATACTGGCTGAGGATGCGCCGCATGCCGAAGTGGTGCGCAAGGTGCGCAAGTGAGCGCCGCCCTCCTGTTTCTGCGCAGCCTGCCATGGCGCATCATCGGCCCGGCGCTGGGTGTGCTGGTGGCGGTGTGGCTGGCCTATGGCTGGGCCTATGACCGTGGCGATGCGGCGGCGCGGGCGGATCTGCAACCGAAGCTAGACGCGGCGCTGGCCAATGCCGAGCTGCTGGACGCCGCGCTTGCCCACCAGTCGCGCCAGATTGAGGCGCTGCGTGCGGACGAGCGCAAGGCCCGCCAAGTCATCCAGAACGCCGCTCGAGCAGGCGAGCGCATCCGGGGGCGTGTGGATCCGCATGTAAAGCCGTCGCGCTCTGTGGGGCCGTCTGGATGCGACACAGCGCCGGAAGCTGCTAGGTTGTGGGGGGCTCTATGAAGCGGAACCTCCGGAGAACCTTTCGGCTGTCCGGAGGCCCTGTCTTTGCCCCGCATGGTGCGCTTCTGCGAGAGGCGTGCGGGGCCAGTGTGGTTTATTTAGCAAAAGGCGCTAGAAAATGAAAGCCCCTATCGCACTCGCCCTGCTGCTCACCGCCTGCGCCACGCCCCGCGAGCGCATCCGCACTGTCGAGATCAAAGTGCCAGTGATCTCGCGTTGCGTCAAAGCCGGCGATCTGAAGCCGCTGCCACCGAAGCCCGTCGCCACGCTGCCGGCTGATGAGCGCCTTGCGCTGGCTGTGGCGCTCGATTGGCTGGCGGCGCTGTGGCCATGGGCTGTGACGGCTGATGGGCAGCTTAAGGGGTGTGCGGGGGATTAGGCAGGGGCGTCGTATCAATCGGCTGCCACTCCATCACTTCTCTCCCTTGAGGGCAGCGCGCAAGGGATGATCGAGGCGCCCGGCAGAAACAGACACTCCGTCACCTTCAAACCGCAGAATCCTGTTGACTGCCTTGGCTTTTGCCCATTCTTCGATAGCGGAAACCAAGGCGTCGTCGCGGCCCGCAACTCCGCCGCTGGTCTCAGCCATGAAAGCCAGCCTGTTGCCAGCCTCCCGCAACCGCGCGTTCTCGGCCTCCAGCGCCTCGATGCGGGCGATCATGGCCTCTGCGCTGTTGCGGAGCATGACGATGCCGGCGGCGTCATCATGCGCCTGTTGATAGCCGAATAACTCGGCTATTGGCCCAGAAGGCCCGTTGTGCTGATAAAGCTTTCTGCCCGACGCATACCATTTCCCCGGCGTCATCTTTGCCAGCGCCTCTTTCAGCGCGTCCAGGTTAGCCATTGCTCTGCTCCTTCATGATGTAGTCTCGGACGGCAAGGCACTCATCAACCGGAACCATGCGGATGCGCTTTTCAAACAACGTCCGCTCATCGTAGCGCCAGCAACTGCCTTTGCTGTCAATGAAGTCCCCGGTGACGAGAGGTGTGCGGTCACATCCCGCAAGCGCAACAGATAGCGAGGCCGCTAAAAACGCCTTCGTCAGCCCCTTGGCGATGGTCTCAACGTCCTGCATCTGCTTGCTCCTTCATGATGTAGTCGCGGACGGCGAGGCCGCGCTCGTTGGCGCAGTAGCGCGGCTGCGGGTCACTTGGCGGCCTCCGCCATGAGGCTCTCGACGTATTCAATCCGCCGCCCGATCCGGCGCATGACGTTGACCGCCATGCTGTTCCCCAGCGCTTTATAGCGCGGGCCATCGGCGGCGGGCTTGCCGCGGTAGGGAACCTGAGTCCATCCATCAGGAAATCCCTGAAGTCGCTCGCATTCCGTGGGAATCAATCGGCGCACGGCGTAGGTCTGCGCGACATAGCTGCGGCTGCTGCCACCGCTGGCCGCGCGGATGTTGGCGGTTTCGTGCGGTCCCTCAAATTGGGCACCGCCATCCCGGCCTCGCATGTCGAAAGCCACCGCAGTCGGGTTCTTCGCGCCCAGCGACGGAGACAGGTTCTCGCTCGATGCGTGCGCCGTGGCTGACAGGCGCTCGGGGAAGGCGATGGGCTGCTCCAGAAGGGGCACATGCGCCGTGGCCGTGATTGGATGGCAAGGGTCTCCCGGTTGCGGGTTGCTCCAATTGCCAGGCGACGTGATGTGCGTCGTGTCATAGCAGACCGGCACCAGCGGCAGCCCGCGCCCGGTCCCATCCTCGCTGGCGTCAAAACCCTCGGCGCGCAACGCATGAGCCACATCGAACCCGCACCCGATGGTGATAATCGGCGTCTGCCCCTCGTCGGCAGTGGTGTTGATCCCTTTCCCCATCCGATGTGTGAGCGGGTTGGCAACGGACGGGCAAGATACGGCCGGTGTAGGCGTCCTGTCCGTTAAGCCCCCCCCCCATGTGTGCGCCGTCGCTCAGCGCGCCGCAGACACCAAAGCCGGGGTCTAGGGTTTTGCAACTTGCTCCAGCGCGCGTTGCAGAAGATCCGGCAACACCTTGCCCCGCCTCTCGGCGCGGCGGAGGATTCCCCGACAGGCTTTCGCGGTCAAATAATACCGCTGCGGCAGGGCGCCAGTCTCCAAGATGTCCGACAACGAACACACGCCTTCGTCGTTGAGGCACAGCTCTGCCGTGCCCATCCACTCGCACGAACTGAGCGTCGAGAACGCGATAGGCGAACCCATACCCGAGTTCTGCCATGCCCCCGAGGATGGAACCAAAGTCCCGTCCGCCTCCCGATGACAGGACACCGGGGACGTTCTCCCATACCAGCCACCGGGGCCGTGTGCGATCAGCAAGGCGGAGATATTCGAGCGCCAGGTTGCCACGTTCATCGTCCAGTCCGCCTCTAAGGCCGGCGATGCTGAACGACTGGCAGGGGGTTCCGCCGACAAGAATGTCAATTGGTCCATATTCATCGCCCTTGATGGTGGTGAAGTCGCCGTGCAGCGGCACATGCGGGAAGCGATGCTTCAGAACGGCGCGCGGAAAGGCATCAATCTCGGAGAAGAATGCCGGCTGCCAGCCCAGCGGCTCCCAGGCCACGCTGGCGGCTTCGATGCCGGAGCAGATGCTGCCGTATCTCATCACCACGTCCACCCCATTGCCTCGACGGCGAAGCGGGCGGCGGGCGCGGTGACGGATGGCCAGCGTCAGCAGGGCCAGCGCGATGAGCGCGACAGTGCGGCTGCGGGTCATGCCGCGCGCTCCATCCGGGCTTCGACGGCCTGCCGCAGGTGGCAGGGCCGGATGAACGCAACGCGCACGGCGTCGCTGTATTCGCGGCAGATGGCGTCAACGCGGGCCTGTGCAGCGCGCTGGGCAGCGGTGGCGCGGTCAAGCTCGGCAAGAGCCTCAGCGGCGCGGTAGATGAGGTCTGCGGTCATCGTGCATCCTTTCGTGCGAGTTCGCGCGCAATGTCGGCCCGCAGTGTCGCCACATGCGACCAGACCCATTCCGAGTGCGCGGCTTTCTTTTTGTCGGCAGCGCGGCGTGACATGACGCGCGCAGCGGTGGAGGGGCTGGGCTGAAACAGCCGGCGGAGAAGCGCGATCATGACCGGCCCTCTGCATCGTGGCGCGGGTCTGCGGGCTGGCGCACCATCGGGGCCATCTCGCGGATAATCCCCGCAACGGTGTCGAGGCTGGCCAGCGCATGGCCGGCAATCGCGGCGGCGTCGCGCTCCTTGAAATGCTGCTTGGTGAGCAGATCCAGCGCCGTGCGGACTTGGCCAAGCGCCTTGATGGCCCTTTCGTGTCTCATGCGTTGCTCCCAATGTGCCACTGCCGGCAAAACTGGCAGCGGTAGACCTTCAAAGCGCCATTGCGGCGGAGACGGCGGCGGCGCATGTCGGCAACAACCCGATCTGCGGTCGCGCGGTCGGTGAAAACGTCCTTGCCCGCGCATGCCCATGTCGGGCTATTGAACACGGCGGCGAAATCCTCGGGGGCCATGCGCTGTTTCATGCGGCGGCCCTTTCATCGCTCCAGGTCACGCCGTTCTCGTCGCCCCACTGCTGGATGAACGTAATGAGATCGGCCATCTCGCTAACCGTCATTTTTGCTTGACCGGAAGCCCGTCGGAAACGGGCGACCGTCTAGCCCAATCTCGAACAATTGTTGATGGCCACATGCTTGCATAAACAGCGCCTTCCACACGTCTGGGGTTGCAGCACGGCCACCGGGACGCGCCTTTGCAACATCGGTAAGAATTTGCCAGAGCATGCGATTTTGGGCGTCACTTTCTAAGTGTGCGGGCGCACTTCGACTACATGGCCTAATCGGCGATTTGCCAATTAACCTTATGGCGCGCTAGGCGGTCGCTGTCGCTTTTAATAAAAACGTCGATACGTCACAACACATGCTTCCAAAGTTTTTCGTGCCCGCGCCAACGATACAGCCGCACGCGAAACACCATATTGCCGCGCCAATTCTGCATCGCTCGCAGATGACAGCCGAATAACCCTTACAGCGTCATCATTGAGCTTGGCCCACGCAATTTTTTCGCCAGCCCGATGCGTTCCATGATTTAGCTTGTCGGCGTTGTTTTGGGCGGAGCTGCCCGCATAAATATGTGCCGGATTGCAGCAGGATTTGTTCCCACAAGAATGGCAAGCGTGCTGGTCTGACAATATTTGTCCATGCGATATTTGCGCCGCAACGCGCGCAGCCCTTAAACATCTTGCCGCGAAAAGACAGCAGACCATAGCCATCTTTGTCTTTGTTCCCGCGCCATTCCCAGCAGGCGTCATTCAAACCAACAACTGCTTTTGCCCAAAAAGCAGCTACAACGTCTGGCGTGCGGCCCATTTTCATTTGCGCCGTCGCCCGCCCAGAACAAAGCCGGGAGCAAAAACGAGCCTTTTCCCAGTAAGCATATGTGTTTCTCTTATCTCGGAAAAAACACTGCGCCGCAAAAATCACAGGCTTTCGATTTTGTCTGGTCAACGTGCATTATTTGGCTCCGTGTTAGCAGGGCCACATTACACCGGTCTGCGCTGCTTTTCAATGCTATCCAGTCACCCGGCTTGCGGTTCTGATCGTCCGTGCGCTTGGGCTGGGCAATCGTCACCACATAGCCATCGGGTGCCTTGGCTATAAGCCGGGCGGCGAGCTGGCGCTGGTAGTCGCTGCGGAGGATGACGGTGTGCGTCATGCCAGCTTCACCCGATGCGGTGACGCCTTGGCAAACGCCTCCGCCAGCGCCTTCATGTCGATGCCGTGCCGGCGCTCGAATGTTGCCTCGCCAACGCTGTGCTGTTCCGAATGATGGTCGCGGCACAGACTGATGCACCACTTGTCGTGAGGCTTGGTCGAGCAGCCGCCGTCAGTCCCGCGCCGCACATGCGCCGCCTCGATGGGCATACCCTCATAGCCCGGCACGCAGCAGCGGTGCGACCTGACCCATGCGCGATGGGCTGGGCAACGCTTGGCGTCGGGGCGCTTGGGGCGGATGATGCGGGGCGGGAGCATGGCCTAGAACGGCACCGACATGTCATCGTCCAGATCGTCACGCGAGGGCGCGCGACCAGACCGGGCCGGCTGGGCATCATCGCGCGGCTCGAACGCCAGCACGCGCACTTCCAGCTTGCCGTCACGATTGGTGGACGGAATGGGCAGGGCTTCGAACGTCAGCGAAAAGCCGCCCCGGTCCATGGGCCACATCACGCCTACCTTGGTGTAGAACGTCTTGCCGTTGCTTTCGCGCGGGGTAACGAGATCGTATCGCTTGGCCATGTGTTGTCCTTTCAGCCGGCTGCGGTGAAGTTGGGGCGCAGCGCGGTGGCTACGTCATCGAAGGTGTTGAGCAGGTCGCCGTAAAGCTCGGCATCGGCGGCCATGAGGCGGCCCAGCGCCGTGTCAAACTTGGCCTTCCACGCGCGCACGCCGTCTGCGTCGCCGCTGGCTTCAAAGCCGCGCAGCTTGGCCTTGTGTTCCTCAACCCATGCAACCCACTTGGCGCGCTTGTCGTCTTCGCCGCCGGGGTCTTCCTTGCCGGGGTTGAGCTGGGCGGGATCGGGCGTCTTGCGCTTGGCCGGCTGGCTGGCGGCGTTGCCGTCATCGTCCTCGGGCGCAATGCCGGCGAGCGCAGACAGGGCATAGCGGCGAGCGTATGTCGCGGCGCTGCCATATCCCTGCGGGTCCTGCTTGGGCAGGGGCATGGAAAGCGTCTCCATGAGCCACTCGCCAGACTTGTGCTTCAGCACGGTGGTGAGCGTCATGCGCCCGTCAGTGACCGGCCCCGGCCACTGCGACACGGCCAGCCCGTTCTTGGGTCCGACTGCCTGCCACGCTTCCCACACAGCCGAGAGGTCGGCATAGCGGCTTTTGAACGCCGGGTTGCTCCGGTCCTTGACAGCGCCTTCAATCTCGCCCTGTGCGGCCGCCAGCGCCTCGGCAAGCTTGGCGATGCTGTTGCTCATCTGCATGTCAGTTTCCCCACAGGATATGCGCCAGCGGGAACGCCAGCACGATTGCGATACACACCAGGCCCATGCCCATGCTTTCGCGCGGGTCGGCGGTGATGAGGTCGAGAACGCGGCGGATCATGCCGACACCTGTTTGTATGCGAGAGGCGCGGCGCGTGGTGAATGGCCATCGGCGGTTGTCGCCTGGCCGCGCCCCTCACATTCGGTCACGCCGTCAATCGCGCGCCATGCCTTCCACATGTCGCGCAAGAGGCGCTTTTCAACATACCGCTGCGCCCGGTTGTGGGCGTGTGCGGCGCTATCAACCCGCGCGGCTTCCAGCGCCTTGCGGTCAAGATAAAGCTGGCCATAGGGACCAATGGCGGTGCTGGCAGCCTTGTTGCCATCGTCGTCCTTGGCGCTGCGGACCTGGGCCTTGATAAGGCACGCGCCGATGTTCCACATGATAGACCGGCGGGCAGGGCTGTAGCCGTGCAGCAGAGCGGCGTCACCGGCAACCCGGCGCTGGCGGCCACCATCCACAACCGCCAAGCCCATGCGCTTCCACACGGCGCTATGGCTGCGATAGCTGCCGACCGGGTGCGCGCACTCGCCGATGATGGCAGACAGCGACACGTCACCGAGGCCGGAAACTGCCTTTGCCCATGCGTAGATCGGCAGAGTGCGCACGGCCTTGGCCAGCCGCTTTTCAGCGTCCGTCTGCATGGCGAGCAGCGGCTGCATGGCGTTGACATAGGCGGCCAGCCATGGGTCTGCGGTTTCCGGGGCTTTCTTGATGCGCGCCCATTCCTTGCCGGCTGCGGCCTTGTCGCCATCGTGCAGGCGGCGGAGCGTAGCCTGTGCCTGCAATTCCAGACGCTGGCGGGCGCGTATCATGTCCCAGCGGCGGCGGTGCAGTTCCACAATGATGCCGATGGCGGGGCACTCCGGGCTTGTGGCGCGTTCTGATTGGCCATCGGCTGCGGCGGGTGCCGCATGGGGTTCGGAAGGCGCTATCGCAATGGCCGTCTGGGGCGCCGTCGCTCTGGCCTTCCGAATGGGTTTCGCCGGGCGCGAGGTGGGTCTGGCCATGTCGGGCGTGCAGCACATGGCATCCGGCAAATCTGTTGCATGGGGTTCGGAAGGCGCGGCCCTGATGGCCCTTGCGGGCGGCAAAGCGCGGGCCTTCCGAATGGGTTTTGCCGAGGGCGAACGTCGCATGGCCTTTTCAGGCGCGCCCGATTTGGCCCTCGGCAATTTCTGGGCCGGCGCTGCGTCTACAGCCATTTCTGGCGCGCTCAAATTGGCCGGCCCTGCCAGCGCCTCAACGGCGTCAGCAATCCATGTTTGTTCATCAAGCATTGATTGTCTCCCTGAGAGCGGCCAAATCCGCCTCGCTCAAAGCCTCGCCCACAACGCGATTGCCGATGCGGTCAGCGATGAGGCCAAGCCACTTTGCCTTGGCGTCGGCATCCTTCAGCCGTTCGTGATAATATCCGATGGCTTGCACCAGATCGGCTTGGGTGGCT